CACACATGGGTGTCACCGACCATGGTCAGTGACGTGACACACATGGGTGTCACCGACCTATATATTACATATAAGTTTTGGTGACAGTCACTCCGTTCACAGGGGTGGTATGTGGCGAATGCTTACGCCACACACACACCACCCCATGGAACGGAAAGTGACACAGCGCGAGAGAATTGATTGAACTTTAGCAATTTAGAGAGGTGAAGCAAATGAAAACGAGAAAAGTTAATTATGACTTCCTGAAGTGTGCCAGAAAAATGCCGCCTTTGGTTCATTCAACAGTCAAGCCATTCAATATTACGAAAAGTGAAGTTGCACAATACTTGATCAACTGCCCTGAAATCATGCAAAAGGTTTTCGACATGGCACAGCATCACGGCATTATCGAATATGATCCCGATACGGGGAAATGGCAGGGAGTGGATTATGACGGAGATTAAGTTTTTTATGCCGATGATACCGCCGACCGTCACGCAACAGCAACACCGTGTCGGAAAAGGCAAAAATGGCAAGCCGGTGTTTTACGATTGTCCGGAGCTTGCCGAAGCCAAAGCAAAGCTGACGGCATATCTGGCAAAGCATATTCCGGAGCAGCCGTTCACCGGTGCGGTGCAGCTCATAGTCAAATGGTGCTTTCCGGTCAGTGGAAAACATTCCGACGGCGAATACAAGACCACCAAGCCGGACACGGACAATTTGCAGAAGGCGCTCAAAGACATCATGACAAAGCTCCACTTCTGGAAAGATGACGCACTGGTCGCTTCGGAAGTGGTGGAAAAGTTCTGGTCGGATACGCCCGGCATCTGGATCGGCATCAAGGAGATCGGACAATGAAGCTGCCGGAAGTAAAGCGTGTGATGTCGCTCCGGCTCACCGTTCTGTGGAAAAATATGGAATACACGGTCACTGGATGCACGCTCAAATATGACCGAAAGGGCTGCAATTGGTACTACCTTCTGGAGCTGCTTGACAAGCGCACGCATCACAGCGTGATGGTGGTGCCGATGGAAGATGTGGCGGTTAAGGAATAACATCCACCACAGACAAGAGAATTCACAATCAAAAGTGGAAGGAAAAGCGAATCATGAAGATCGGGCTGATTGATGTAGACGGGCATAATTTTCCGAATCTTCCTTTGATGAAACTATCCGCATATCACAAAGGCATCGGAGACAGCGTAGAGTGGTATGACCCAATGTTCGGCGGGCATTACGACAAGGTCTATATGTCAAAGGTATTTACATTCAGCCCTGATTATCCATATTTCATCAATGCCGATGCAATTCAAAAAGGTGGGACAGGGTATTTTTATCCCGATGGCGGTAAACCTCTGCCGGACTGCGTAAAGCACATCTATCCAGATTACTCACTTTACTATGACAAAATACCAGAGGTAAGGCACACAGCATATGGATTTTTGACAAGAGGTTGTCCGCGCGGATGTGATTTCTGCATAGTAGGCAGAAAGGAAGGTCGGTACAGTCAAAAAGTCGCTGATCTTTCCGAATTTTGGAACGGTCAAAAAAATATATGTCTGCTCGACCCCAATTTCTTTGCCTGCCCTGACTGGCGAGAATTGGGCGATCAGCTTATCAACAGCAAGGCATGGATCGACTTTTCACAAGGCTGTGACATCAGAATGATGACATCCGAAAAAGCGGAGTATCTCAAGAAGATGAAAATAAAGCGCATTCATTTCGCTTGGGACAGGTACGAGGATAAGGACTTGATTGTGCCAAAATTCAAAGAATTCAAAGAAATCACTCAATGGGACAAGCGAAAACTTTGTGTGTATGTGCTGACCAACTTCGACACCACACTGGATCAGGATTTGGAACGCATCTACACATTGAGAGAATTGGGCTATTGGCCGTATGTCATGATTTACGAAAAAGAGAAGCTCCCGAAAGGTCATGTAATACGGAAATTGCAACGGTGGGTAAATGCAAGAGCGATTTTTGAAACAATTCCAAGATTTGAGGATTATCAGGCTAACGCATGAAGCCTATGGAAACTCCAAAATTTGACCTGTGACGCGATTTCAGAGTGCAGACATGAAATTATACTATGACAAGCCGGAAACGCTCTCAGCGGCGATTTCCGGCGAAAGGAGAGGTGTTGTGAACAGAGAGATATTATTCAGGGGTAAAAGAGCCGACACAAAGGAGTGGATTTACGGCGATGTGCAGCAAAATGTTGATGCTGTGAAAATCCGCGAACAGGAGCAAAGTATTCAGCGTATTGCAAAGAGCTTTGTCGTTATTCCTGAAACGGTCGGGCAATACACCGGGCTGACTGACATTCACGGCGTGAAGATTTTCGAGGGTGATATTATTGAAGCTCACTTTGACGAGCTTTTCCCCGATCTTGCAACATTAGTTGTGTGGAGTGATTACGGTTGGTTCGGGAGAGATATGGAGGGCAATGTAGATAGTCTTGAACGCAAATGGGTGAGCGATTTTTTTGAGATCATCGGCAATATCCATGACAATCCTGAGCTGCTGGAGGTGAGCGGCAACAATGGATAATCAAATTGAATTGAAGCCTTGCCCATTCTGTGGCGGGGAGGCAATTGTTCTACACTGGGACGGTACAGACACTTTTTCAGTGGGGTGCGTAAATACGTTTGTGTGTCATGGAGGGACTCACACGAGCAGTGCTTACCAATCAGAACAAGAAGCCGCCGAAGCGTGGAACAGGAGGGCTGACAACCAATTAAGCGTCGGCGATAAGGTTTATCAGACCAACGGATTCAACACTTATGAATCTACGGTCAAACATGTTCTTTACGATACGGAAAAAATTACATTTGACTCTGAAGCAATTGGACAATCGGTTTTTCTGACCAGAGAAGAAGCGGAGAAAAGGACGATGCACCTCGCCTTGGAAGAAGCGGAGAATCACGATGAAAAATCATAAATGCACCTTCGGCGACGGAATCGCCGTCAAGCCGGACGGCAGAAACGAGCTTGATCCCTGCCTTTATGAAGAAATCGAGACATACGAAAATGTCACGGTTCACATTCTCCGCTGCGTCCGGTGCGGACATATCGAGGTGGAATGGGAGCGGCAGGAAAATACAATTGACATTACGGAGGTAACAGAATGACAAAAGTACAGATTATCCATCAGCTGGAAACCCTGATCGAGGACGCGGAAAGTCACCGCAATTCCGACGGCACGCTGGACGATGTTTTTCAGAACGACGTGGAGGCTTTACGCTTTGCCGTTGTCGAGATCAAGCGTAAAGCAGTAAAGGATTTCTGCGAAGGGTACAGAAAATGCGAGGACTGCCCGCTGAACAGAGCCGATATCGGATGTTTTGCTTATGCACACATGTATGCGAACGAAAACGAGCTTGACGCTATTCTCAAGGCTATCAAGACGGTAGGCGGTGAGAAGGTTGAATGACATAAACATATGGTTGATTTCCGGCGTGATCGCGCTGGCAGCAATCGCAGTATCTGTGATGTATGCCTGTTTGGTCGTATCGAGCGACCGTCACAAAAAGTGACAGCTTGCTTTCACTTAGCCCTACCCTACTCCCCCGAAGGGCAAAAATACCCTGTTTTCGGTCGGGGGAGGGGGTATTTCCCCTGGGGGAGAGGGTATTTTTATACAAATGAGGTGATTATTATGTGGATAAAAACGGAATGCGGAACACTGGTCAATCTGAGCCGAGTGACAAAGATTTGTGTAGAAGAACTCGATACATCAATGATAAAAAACGAGGGAACGCCATGGGGGATTATCTGGTACGGCGACGGCATGAAGGGGTTGATTGCCCGACATGCTACTCAGGTAGAAGCAGAAGAAGCGCTTGCTGACTTTTATTGTGCATGGCAAATCCGCAGCGAGATGGCAGGAAGGAATTAAGGCAATGACTCCAAAAGAATACCTCAGTCAGATAAGAAAACTTAAGCTGCTGATAGAACAGCGGAAAAAGGAGCTTGATCTGCTTGCGGAAAAGAATCTCAGCGCACTGTCCAGCATTGATTACAGCAGGATATCCGTCAAAGGCTCCCGATCCGGCGGAGCGCCCTTTGAACAGACGGCCATAAAAGCCGCTGATCTGGGCGAGGAAGTCGCCGCGCTGATCAGGAAATACACCGACCTGCAACACAAAATCATCGGCGAAATTCAGGCGCTCGACCGTCCGGAATATATGCAGGTGCTTTACAAGAGATATGTTGAAGAAAAGCGCTGGAATGAAATTGCCTCCGAAATGGGCTACAGTTGCGATCACATCAGACATTTGCACGGCTGGGCGCTACATGAATTCGGTAAGATTTTTAAAGATAACACACAATAACACAAACACCTGTGGTATAATGCTATCATAAGATTCGACTGCATGAGGATAGATTTCCGTTTTTATAAGCCTCCTATCTGAATAAAGCGGCTGCCTTTCACAGGGCGGTCGCTTTGTTTGTTACTTGAATTTTACAAACAGGAGTGAAGTGTGCTTTGGGAGGTGACAGGGTATGTTAAACGCAAAGCAAAAACTCTTCTGCGACGAGTATCTTGTCGATCTCAACGCGACACAGGCTGCCATTCGCGCGGGGTACAAAGAAACGACCGCCTACAGTATGGGGCAACGGTTGTTGAAAAAAGTTGAAGTTAAAGCCTACATCGACGCACGGTTGGAGCAAATCCGCAGTGAACGGACCGCCGACGCGCAGGAAGTGATGGAGTATCTTACCTCTGTCATGCGCGGCGAACACAAGGAGCAGACGCTCCGGCTTGTGGGTGACGGTGTGCAGGAGATTACAGACATCAGCGTTTCCGCGCGTGACCGTCTCAAGGCTGCCGAGCTTTTAGGCAAGCGTTACGGAATGTTTAACGGTCAGCAGGGAGACGCGGGGCAAATGGAGAACGAGCTACCGCGGCTCTATCATGCCTTGGAAGATGAAACGGAGGGCGGCGACAGTGACATTTGAAAAGCTGTCTGAAAAACAAAAGAAGGTCTTCCGGTGGGCGTTTACAACGGATTACAAGGCGATTATCTGTGATGGCGCTGTACGTTCCGGCAAGACCATTTGCATGATCACGGCGTTTATCCTTTGGGCAATGCGGGAATTCAACGGTGCGACATTCGGTATCTGCGGCAAGACGGTCGCTTCGGCGGAGAGGAATATGATTGACCCGCTGCGGAGTATCACCGATATTACCGCCTACTTCAATATCCGATACACCACTTCCAACC